CCAGGTCAAAAGCCGCATTTTGTTTGCCGTCATCAACGACGACGACGCTCTCAATGCGCCCCGTTCCACCCGCCACCCGCGCCGCGCTTGCGAATGTCAACAGGCCGCCGACTGCATCCCCGGCCACGTAAGCGCCAGCGGAGATGGTCGGTTGCTGAACGACGGTAATAGCACTGACGCCAATTTCGCCAATATGCGCCTCGCCTGCTCCCAGTACCACGGCCTCACCGTCCAGCGTCACAGGCACGTCCGATTGGTCGCTGGCAATCACAACCGGAAATGAATCGGCCATCAACTCCTGGCCTGCAACTGTAGCAAAGCCGGTGATGTCGGTTATTACCGCGTTGGTCGAGGTCTATACCGTCCGCGTTAGCCCCTCGGCCGCGCCATCCTGGATCGACAGTCTCGCCGTCGCGCCAAATGAACCTGGGTTGTCGGTGTCGCCGGACTCGCGGCTTTGAATACGGAAACGCTCGACGTAATCGGGGAATGAAATGTCGATGATGAATGATTCCTGATTGGCCGTGGAGGGATCAAAGCGAAATTGCAATTGCTCCAGAATCCCGTCGGCAATTGCTCCTAGAACCGCATTTTCCAGGCCGAGGATCGTGACCGGGAACCACTCGTTATGCAAGGCCGGTACAACGGCGGTGGCTGAATAGGGCGATATTTCGACCACCACGTCCACGATGCCGCCGGCCGCGCCCTGGTCATATTCGTTGAACAGGGTCAGGCGGCTGTAGCTGAATGTTGGCTGTGGATCGGAGACGGCCCATGCGCCGGCAGCCGGAAGAGCGGCGAATGCACGCATGACCAAATGAGAGGGTACTAATCCTTGCGCTGAGCCTGGTTGTAATCCTGGCATTGATTTCTCCTCAAACAAAAAGCGCCGACCGCTCCGCAGTTTTATTACGGAATGGTCGGCGCTCGAATGTGCCCCGATAATTATTTTATGTCAGTTTGTAGATGTCATTGTACAACGATTTTGCTTTTCCGTCAACTGTCCCGTTTTCCACCAGTCGCGGAGTTGCTTGACGGTCGGGTATACATCCAGAAACTCCTCGACGTTAGCGAGTTCCTGTAATAGCACATGCCGCTGGCGCTCGTTGAGCGTCATCAATTGCTGGCGCAGAACCGAGGCGTCAGTTCTAACCAGGTATGGCGTCTGTTGTTCCATTGCCTAATTCATCCCTTATCGGCCGCATGAATGTGTCCTCAAATCCTGTCTCAACCTCTTCCGCCGCCTCATCCAGTCGCGCCCGGATTTGCTCTCGCACCACATCGGATTGACCGCGCAACCAGTTAGCGGCATTCTGTGCTCCGAGTTCAGCCTGGATTTTGAGCATCCGGTAGAACGGGTCGATGGTCATTCTGGCGCTATTCCCGAGCCATAAAAAACTAGCTCTTTAAGCCGTTCCAGATCGGCCGTCAGGAACTCTGCCGATTCAAATAAAAACCACGGTATATTCACATTCACGCCAACGAGGGGCGCTAAGGTGTCTAGCCAGACACGGGCAATATGTTGATTGAGCATGTTGTGCTGTGACCAAATATCCTCGACCGCCAGGGCTAGAATTGGAGAAATCACAAGATGTAAATGAACATCGTATGTACCCGCCCGCTGCATCATCGCGGCAATCCCTTGCTCCAGGGCACCCAGGGTGAAGCGGGAGACAGTGGCATACAATGCCCCTCTCCGATACCAGTCCGCAGGTGGATTATAATAAAGGCGTTGGGTATCTGTCGGCATAATTGCAAAGGGCGGTGTTTTTGCAATGGTGGTATCTATGAGTTCCATTTTATTCTCCTTCCGCTATCGCAGCTATGATAATAGTGCATTGATGTCTCCCTTAGGGCAAACTCGGAAGCGGCCCTTTGCTCAACGGTTCATTAGTCTCAATCAAGTCACATCCACACCGGTAGCCTTTGCAGATTAGCCACCAACATCCCGCCACTCGTGGCAAGATGCCCTTCTCGTGCCAAAAGTTTGCGCGTTTCACCTTTCCGTTCAGCCGAAGGCAACTAGAGCACGGTTTTTTTGTGACATGATGGCCATGTAGCGTCCACCGCATTTTCTTGTTTCCGCTCGCCATGGTTTTTGCCCGAACTACCGCCTCGTCGTACCGGCCAAGCCACAGCTCCCCGCGCTGGAGCAGCGGCCCTAGCTTCCCGCCGTTTGCCTTGCTACTGTTGACGATGACCTGCGAAAATGGCGGCAGATATTGAAACTGGCCGTTGATCAACGCCATCAATGCGTCCTGCTCGGCGTCGCTCATTTCGCCCGGCGCAATTCCAGCCTGCGCCAGACCTTCATCCCAGGCCCGGCGCAGGTTGCGGTCGAGGGTGACGACCATCGAGTCAATGAATGAAAACTGGTCGATTTTCCCGCTCCACAAACCACGGATGGACGCCCGGATGCCCAGGCCCATGTCGGAACGGGCGTCTTCTATGAAATTAGCCGGCGATTGAAACATTGCCTGGCCTCTCGCCGCCAATCATCGTGGTGAATAGTTGTGCCATCTCCCAGGTGGTCAACGCTCCGTCCTCAACCATCTCCGCCAATTTCAATATAGCCCTGGCCCTAACGCTCTCGGCCGGTGCCCCGATACCGAACGTCTCGTCGTCACCAATGCTCGTCTCGCCAGCGCCTAGCGCCTGCGCCACCTGGCGGACGGTAAAGGCGATGGCCGGTTTGACTGCATCGCCGCTAATAGTACCAATCTCGACGTTCGGGTTTAGCACATCCCGGAACAGTTGGCCCAGGCCCTCGACGACCGTCTTGAGGTCGTTCTCGACCAGTTTATCGATAGACACCTCGGCGCTGAAATCATCAAAGCTGGCATCGTTCCAGCGGTTCTGTGCTTCGAGCACGATTCGCACCAGCTTGCGAAACTGCGTTGACCAGAACGTTTGATACCGCGTGAACTGGATCAGCAGCGGCTTTTCCATTCCAGCCACCGTCGCGTAACGTTGGGTATCAACTCCAGCGTAATGCGGGAACAGGCCCAAGCCAAGCAGCGCCATCCAGATCAGCATTTCACCATCGGCGCGGGCGTCTCCTGCGCCGGTGCTCATCGGCAGTTCCTCGACCGACAATGATTTGTTGATAATATCCTCAGAACCTGGGGCTGGTGGCGGGTTGTTTTCGTATCCGTAGCCAGCCTGATAGCCGCTACGAGACGCCGCCTGCACGGCCGCCACTGCGCGCGAGCCGCCGGCAGTGGTGAGCCGCCTGCTATATTGCGCCTTGCTCATCACTACCGCCAACCGCGCCTCAAAGAATCTCTGCACGGCACGCAGCCAAGGGGCCGCGTCCGTAGAGATGGGCCAGCCATAGAGACTGTCCTCGTCCAGCAGATTGTCGGCAATGTGAAACATAAAAATGACCGTGCCCGTCCCCTCGTTGGCAAACATTTTATCAGCGCGCTTGGCGGCCGGCGGCAAAATCTCTCCGGCCAGTGTCTTTTCGTCCATCCGGCCGGTATCATCATTCAGGCGTGCGACGGTTCGCTCCGGCCGCTCCCTGTCCAGCATGTCATCAAATACGGCCCGCCAGTCGGGATAGTACCATTCCCTCGGGAATGAGTTTAATCCCCTTGGCGTCCAGGTGCGCTTGTAGAAAAGCACTTGCTGGTCGTCCTCAGGATGGGTAATGATTTCTGTTATCTCCTCGGTTCTGACGCGGCGGATGGTCAACGTGCCGTCCACCTCGCTGGCATGAATGGCGTAGAACCGGTTGCCAGTAACTTTGAGCATATTCGCACTATCGTGCAGCGCGTTGTCATCCATCACCGGTTCGTTGCGGTCAGCGGTGGCGAATTCATCCCATATTGGCCGGGCGGCCTCATCGGTCGGAGTAATCTCAACCTTCTCTCCCAATCCGAAAGATGTCCACACGCCAACGGCCCATCCAAACAATGGTGAATACTTGAACAGTCGCCGCGCCTCTTGTACTGCGCGTTCCCGTTCCCGCGCCGTATCAACTCCATAGCCGATGCCGCCAACCACGTCATACTGCATCATATTGATCATGTCTTCGATGACAGCCGGGTCGAAACTCTGCTCCCGGAAGCCGTTGAGCAAGCTGGACGGGGGAACGCGGTAGGGACCTTCAATATATGCGTCCCAGAGGTTGTCCAATGCCGTGCGGGTTTGGGTCAAGATGATGCCCTGTTGCTCAATCCTGGCGGACGTTTCTGTCAATGCGCCGCCGGTGATAGTATCTGCTATTCGATTGCGCCAGCTTGGTTTATCAGTCATTGTCATACTCCTGCTTGCTCGTAGTTGTCAGCAATGGCGACAACCAATTAATACGTTCGCCAGCCCGATTTGTCGGCCATGTCATAATCCCAAGATGCTCAGATAGTGATTTGCCCACCGGTAGACCGTCCTCTCCTAGTTGATGGACGGCCTGCTCAACTTCCTGTGTCCATTGATGACGGCGCTTACTGCGATATTGTTGCAATACGCCCCGCGCCACGCGGACATGCTCTGTAAACAGGCCGTGCGGCTGGTTCCCCATTCCGCACCATTGGGCTAGCTTGTTATCCCATATCCCGTAAAGTGGTGTCATTGTTCTACTCCTTAGTTTTACAATCTCGGCCCAATCCGCACTGAGCGATCCACCATCTGGACGCTCTCGGCCGGGGCCGTCCACCAGCCTATCCCGTACCTGAGACAGTCCAGCATATCGTAAATGTCTTTGTCGACAATCACATCCGTTATTATACCGTCCCGCGTCATCTTGCGCTGGTACTCGCCAAGTTCGCTCAACAGGTTCGGGCAATTGTCGTGGATCAACAATTGCCAGTTTTGCATCAATCGCTGTACCCGCTCGATGCCCGCCCACACGCCGGGGATGCCGGGGTCGAGCAGAGGTATCCCGGCCGCGGCCCAGTCGGCTCTTGCCTGACGCTCGGATGGCCCGCCGCCCACCCAGGCGAATATCGTCTCCCGCTGCCCGGTCGCCAATTGGCTGGCATGGATGATGTTCTTGACGTGCGCCGGCGTCGAAAGACCGAACGGCTCTCGATACTCCCGGTAGACGTGAAAGATATTAGCACCGGGGTCATACGCCAGCCATAGCGCAGCGACGTGTGCTCCCATCGGGTCAATGGCGACCAGTCGAGGCCAGAGGTAGTGTGGCTCAAAATGCTTGATGACGTGGGCACGCTCTCCGGCCGCATCTTCCGAAACGAACATGCTATAGATTGCGCCTTCCGGTTGCACCCAAAGGCCATGATAGAGACGGAGCAGGCGCGTGCCGGTCAGATTCTTGAGCGCGTCTAGTCGCCTGGCTCCGCTCTCGGTTAGCTCGCCGGTCGCCGGGTCGTAGATTTCCGGGTTGTCGCGGTGGGTGGCGTTGAACAAAGTCAACTTGCCACTGGCGGCGCGGGTCTTGATCCAATGAGAGGGTGCTCTTGGGTTGCAGCAGCCGATTATCTGGGGCCAGCGAAAGTTTCCCGCCCGGCCGGTGGTACGGGTGGATAGCGTCTCCCAATCGCCCAACGAAAGCTCCTCGGCCTGCACAGCGTAAATGCAGTCAAACTCGGCCGAGAGCACCTTCCCCGATTTGTCCAGCCCGGCCACCCAGATGCGGGAGCCATTGGGATAGTCGAACCACTGCGGTTTTTCCCCGCCATAAGCCGTGACACCGTGTCCATTGTCGCCGAGGATTTTATCCTTGAATGTGACCAGTGCGGTTGAGTAGATGTCTGTCAGTTGTTTCCGCAAGATAACCTGCGAGGACTTGGGATATTTGTAGGCCATAAAATGTAGCTTACTCAGGAAGGCTACCGTTTTGCCAGTGTCGGCTCCCCCGGCCAAAATGCACTCCCGGTCATGGCAATCATAGGCGGCCGCATTGTTGCCATAGATGCGCGGCAGTTCAACCCGTACCTTAGTCTGCGTCTGGGTCACGGCCTACGACCTCGATGATGACCAATTCTCCGCTTACGTCGGTCTCCTGCTTGGTTGCAAATTCATTCCGCCGGACGCGGCTCAGATACCACTTTGCATCCTCGGAGTTGGCCGGCGACTTGGTTTTTGATTGTGCCTCATAGGCCAGTTGGATATTGCGCCTGATTACAGATACCGCAATATCACCAGTTACTTCTGTCTCCGCCTCAAACGCCTCTCGCACGGTTGCCCATCGCTTGAGGTAGCGGTCGAGGGTGGCCCGCTCGACGCCGAGCTTTTTGGCGATAACCAATTTGATACCGCCAGTATCTTGAATGGCCTCAATAACCTGCTCCCGCGTCCGCTTGGTTTTTGTACTCATTGTTCAATTTGTGTTATGTTACACGACCTTCAGATGCTAGTCTCCTGCGCTTGTCCTCTTTGTTAATACCATCCCATAATTATTGATGCCGTCCGGTATCACTGCATCGTCTTTTTTGACAAGCTCGTTGTACTTGAAGCTGGAATAATCAACGACATGCTGCCAGCGCCCCCACCGCCTCTTTATCACTACAACATCTGGATGTT